TTGAAGAAGGATTTGATTGATGCACTAACTTTGCTATAATGCTGTTCTTTGAACTGCGGGTCACTTTCATGCATCTTGAGCAATTGCTCTATGCCCTTTTTACGATTAGCTCTGCTGATTTTTGCGCGCTGCTCTCTCTCTTCAGGTGTTAAGCCACTAATATACTTTTTAATACCTGCTTTAATCTTCTTTTTGATCAACTTACGCTCTTTGTTGGTAAACTCAGCCCACATCTTGGTAGTCTTAACTTGCTGATCCTTGCATAGTTGTGCATATGCTTCAGGATCTTCAAGCTTCATCTTTTCCAATCTCTTCTTGCTTGCAAGCGTACCAACCATTGGCGCAAATCCTTTATCTCTATGGTATATGATATGATCTTTTCCATTCATATACACAAGGTTATCTGGAGAATTGTTCAATTTGTTGTGATCCTTGTGATGTACAACGTTCTTTTCAAGATCAGCATAATCTTCACAATGAGTTGCAACGTTGTGTTCGTTGCGAATTCCCAAGTTTTTGTATCATTTTGATGAATCATCTCATAATCACCACCACCAAGTTTACCAGTTTTTGTGTAGTGAGGAATCATTGATTCACCAATCTCAAGATCTTTTGCTTCAACAAATCCTTTTCCAATGATTGGAAATTTGTGATCAAGTGTACAAACCACTTCTTTACCGTTGTCAAAGGTTAAACGCATCACTTCAGCAGACTTCTGCGTAACCCCTGCCCATGAAACTAATCCAGGAGCAATTCTACCAGTTTTAGGATCTGTACTATATACCCAGATTTGCTTTTGTTGTTTTAATTCTGATTCAATCTCTGAAATAGTCAATGATCTACCATCTAGAAGAGGTACTTTGGTATCCATTGATAAACACCCACCGGGCAATGTGTTTACGTTGGTACCTTCACTACCTGCACGCTTTGCAAACCAGTAGCTATCCAACATGGATTGTGGATTGAACTTCTGCACAATACCACCTTGATTGTTGTCAAATGTCTTGGAAGACCAGTACTGAGATTGCAGCTTGCGCAAATATGCTTCTGCTTTTGGAGCAGGCATGTTGCCAACATCTACATTGAACACCAGACGCTCTGGAGCACGTACCAATCGATAGATCACGATGGCATCTTCGATCATGGACAACTGACGATACGCTCTACGACAGTTCTCGATGAATGGCAAACGCATGGTGCGATTTTCATTCCAGATGTTGGAATGAATGTATGTCACCTGGTTCTTGTCTAGAGGAACATAATCAACTCCAACTTGCTTGGTGGGGTTGCGAGGATCAAATTTGGGCTTGCGATACAAATACCCTTTGACCATTACGTTCTGAATGTTGGAGAACACTGGATCAATCAACTCTGTTGGTACCTGAACAACTCCTAAAATACCTTCTTTGGGATACTTTTCGTGAATGATATGCTCCCAATATACTTCACCCTCGATCAACAATTGACGAAAATAATCCCAGCCTTTTGTTTCTAATTCAAAATGTTGAATGTATTTGGAGAATTCTTTCTCTAAAGACTCTTGTTGTAGCTCGGTCAATGTTGCATTTTTAAACAACAACTTGATGACTTTGCCTTGAGCATCTTTGTTGATAACTTCATCACAAATTTCATCCAATGCATCTGCCACTTCGGAGAATGCTGCGATGATGCGATAGTCTCTGACACGTGCGCCTTTGTCCTTCTGGATGTTGGCGTACATGATGTCCGAGTACTGCTTGTCGCTGACAATGCTTCCAACAGAGTTGTTGTTATACTCAAAATTTTGCGATATAGAGTATTTTGATAATACTTCAGCCCTACGCGTTCCGGTAGTTTCAAAGTATTTGTACTTAGGATTGAGATTGTCGGTTACTTTTGAGAGATCGTAGCCCGAGTAGGGTAACTTTGATGAAATATAATTCATCAGCTCTCTACCAAACGTAGAGGTTTTACCATCATCAAAAGAGAATCCCATTTCGTGTATTTATCTAAAATTACAAAATCACAACTACAGCGTACGAGTTAATCTCACACCTTTACGAGCTGTAGAGTCCCAACCTGCTTCATCTTGCACAATGATATCAAAATCACCAGATAGAATCTCTACTGGTAAGGTGAGGTTCATGATGTTCTCATTCACTATCTGATAACATGAGGTAGGCAGTGTGTACGCATTGATCACAGGGTAGTAGTCAAAGCTTAGTGAAGTTAATGACGTGTAGAAGCTAGGTGTGTTGCTACTCAGGAAGACGTTTGATGTATATTGAAAGCGTTTGCCTTGTAGCAGAAAATCTCCATCAATATTCTCAGGCGTGATGATCAACGCTTCATCATCATACACAGCGTGATATTTTGACCCACCTGCAAAATAGATGTTGGTGATGGTTGGAGCTGCAGATACTGTAATGTTGTCAAATTCGGTGCTAAGGTTGGAGCTCAAATCTACTCGCATAGATGTGCCTGAAAGTGTGTAGTATGTATCATACCCCTTGAACCGATCGCTGTTCAACACTCTTGAAGAATAAAAATTACTATCAATAAAGAAGATGTTTTTTACCGGGTCTGCTGGCGCTTGTGGAAACAACCACCCTTTGATGGTAAATGATGTATCTGCTTCTAGCCTGTATTTGTCAGATCCAGTTGAATCAACAGGATACTTCAACGCAACTGTTCCATCCCACATGACCTCAGATCTTATCTCCTGTGGTAGCATCAACTCAAATGCATTGGGTATCTTCCATGAAATTACAACGTATGGGTTGTTGTATGGTACAAAGTTAGATATGATTTGATCAATATCGGTCTGATATGATGCGATGATGTTCATGCTCACAGAGATGTTTACTGGTACTGGCATACCAACATGTCTGCTGTATTTGTGTGGATCAGTTACATCAAGTCTACCAGGAACATCAAACCCGTAGATCTTGTTGAACACACGAGTCTCGTCTCTAGAGATGCTGTTTAGACTTACAGCAATTACAGGTAGTGTGATGTTTTGAGCTTTGTTTACGATATCAAACAACACGCGCTCTTTTGGAGCATATACATATCGTACCTTGATTTGAGCTTGTTCTTGACGAGACTTGTTGTATCTACCAATAACAACATCATCAAACGCAGCAATGAATTGCGTTATTAAGTCTCGTATCTCAAAATGAAAAGCTCTATCCTTCACTTGTGTATTTAATGCTATACGAATCTCTTGATGAAATACCTTGGTAATCTATGTCTACACTTGAGCACAGCATCAGTGATGCACCCATCTATAACATACGTAACACAGTGGTCATCTTTGGATCTAACACCTCGACCACAAGCCTGAATTAGATTGTTGAGCATTTGATTCTGATACCACTGAGGATCTTCTTTGAACAATCTCTTGATGCGTTCATCTCCCAATGGTAGATACGCTGCTTTGATGATTATCTGAAATCTAGCAAGATCATCCTTCAAGTCAACACCAAGCGTGAGAGATGGACTTACCAAAATAGTATTGTTGGTTGACTCAGTGTGTTGTTTGATGATCTGCTCGTTGTTGACACCTGATTCTCTAAAAATAAATCTATCACCACGCAAGCTGTTCTTTAGATACTCAGTAATTTCATGAGTGTGTGTATGTATGACACCCTTTACATCTCCATGATGTTTGCAGATTTCATCAATTTGACGAGCAATCATTGGAAGGCTTGTCTTCAAGTTTTTGTGATTCAACTTGTGTTTACCTGAGCAAAAGATTGGAGCATTTTTTGGATCAAACGTTGAATCAACTTCAATATATGTGTAATCAGTAATGCCGAGAGCTTTGGCAAAGTTTTTTGGATCAATGATGGTAGCTGACATCAACAGCACCTTGTCAGCATGATCAAAAATACACTTTGCAAGATTGTCTACACGCAGAGGTTTTAACGTGATGCTCTCCTCAGCACGTTCAATGATGTACTCACAATCATTCCATGTATCTATTGTTGTCTGTAGTGAGATGTGTAAATTTCTCAACAACGCATATCGTTGACGATCTGCTAGTACTGTTTCATTCTTCTTGCGCTTGAGTCTTGCCTGCACATCATGAATGCTTGCTGCAAGTGTTTCAGAAAAACTTTCCAACCACGATCTAAACTTGGAGTAATTGTTTACCGGTATGGTGGATGGATTTACTCCGAGCTTTTTGAGCACCTTGTGATGCAACTCTCTACTGTATCTACTAACCAGTTCACGTTCAAGCTCAGACGCTTCGTCACACACAATATACTCTCTATGCTTTACATGATCAGGTAACGACATGAACATGCTGTAGTTTAATGCAGCAAACTTACTCACCAATGCACTATTGCGTGCATTGTAGTATGCACAATTGTTGCTATGAAGACAGCTCTCTTTAAGCTCTGTCAAGTATATGCATGGTGCAACATCTACGTTGTACCTTGGATCTACATTGCACAGATAGTTGGACTTACCCTTCATTATGCTAGCATCGTCAAACAATTCACGATACTGATCTTGAAGATTCTTAGTAA